ATCGAAACCATTTCTGAAATAATTATAATTCCAACTACCTTTATCAAATACTGCATACTTATAATTATCGTAAAGATTAGTTTTATCTTTATTTACTTCATCAGTATTATTATTCCCAAGACTAAGTTTAAGATTTATAGCTTGAGTTTCATCAGAATAAACATCGAGATAATAACCAGCATATCTTCTACGAAGAGTATCTTCTGCTACATTAACAAGATTAGTAACATCAAGTTTGTATTTATCATCAAAGTAATTAAGTACATAATTAATTGATTCTAGAGACTTTGAATAATTATAGTCATTGTTATAAATAACATCTAGATAACTACATATTGTATCATGTTCTTCCAATAGAGGTTTTTGATAATCAAAATAGAAAGGATTTGTATTAGTTGCAGCATATACAATTCTTACAGAATCTGAATATGTAGGATTTATTGTTTCATCATTATAAATGAATACATTTCTAATATAAACAACACAATCAGATAAACCACTAATATCAGTATCAATATCAGATTTACCATACGCATTATCTAGATTAGGAATAGTTCCATCTGTTGTATAAATATAATACAAAGTTCCTTCATTAAACAAACCTGAATATTGTTCATCGTTTAAAGTTTTGTTTTCATCGTATTGTCTATTAACAGAAATACCTTGTTTTATTATAGTACCATCGCTCTTTTTACTAGTTTTAATAGCAGCTGTTGGAGGTAATAATATAACTCTAGGAGTAGTATAAACAAAATTTAAACTTACAACATCAGATTTATCTTCTGGATAAGTAGCATTATAAATATAAACTTTAATTGCAGTAGAATATTTTACTTCAAAGTTAATAATACCATTTTTACCATGAGCATAAAATGACGAATAACTATAAGTCCAACTATCTTTATTAGTAGTTACATTAACTCTAATAGGATTGTTATAAATATCAGTTTCTGTAACACCAAAATTTGTAAAATCAATATCTGCAATACTTATACTAGCTGTTTGATTATCTACTTGTGTTACTTTTGGTTTATCTATAACATAAGGAACTCTATAGTCAGGAGTTTCACTTCCGCCTTCAGTATGGTCAACAACATAAGATTTACTACATACTAAACTACCACATTTATATCTATAATATATAGTGTGTTTAGCGTTATCATTATTGACAATCTCAAGAGTAGGATTGTTATAATCGTAAACTGTACTTTCATCAGTAACTTCTGAATCAACACTATATCTTACAGCTCCATAAGATTTTGAATAACCAAAGAAATTATAAGTATCAGTATTATATTTACTAACAGGTTTAGTTTCTCTGTGAGTAAAATTAATATTAATCTTATTAATATCTTCTTGAGTAGGAAAAGTTATAGTACTATTTGCAGTCTTAACTATGGAATCTTTAGTAACAGTAACCTTGACATTATGTTTAGTACCAGCAGTAGCATCACCGACTGATATTGACATGTTATAATGACTATAACCAGGAGTATTAGCTGTAAACCAAAAAGAACTATATTGTGTACCATTAAGTTCAACTTTAACTAAACAACTTCCTGCTCCAGACAAAGGATTTCCATTTATATAGAAATGGAAAAAGATATTGCCGTCCTCTTTGTAATAGAGTTCAGCAATACCTACACCGAGTAATTGAGGATTTGTATTAGCCATATTGTTTCTTTCTTATAGTTGGATAAATAATATTATACGAACTAGCTAAATTCTTATAACTAGTTTCATTCTCATCAAATTCATATAATCTAGCTCTATCAACTTTATCGTTTAAAAAGTAACTTTTATTGTACGTTCTGAAATTCGCTGTGAAGGCATAATCGTGCAAGCTGATGAAATCGTTCAGGTTGAAATTATAACTCAATGTGACGTAATATTGCGCCCCCTTTGACGATGTTTGATTAAGCCAGATACAAATCAGCAAGCGATTGGTGAGCAAATCTTCACCAAACACAACAGTATCAATATCTAAGTTCTTCAATAAATTATTTATATTAGAAGATAGAATTTCAACTTTACCGTTCTCAAACTTAAAGATATACTTATTTACAGAATCAAACCAAATATAACCATGCTTACTAAGAATAGCTTCATTCTTATTTTTAAGACCACCAAAACCTTCATTACTTGGAAGTACTTCTTGATAATCAATATCAAATACATCAGGAACTTCTAGTTGACTCTTTTGAGTAAGTTTAGGAGTTCTATCAAACATAAACAAACTATATTCAGTATGCACAAGCATATAAAGACCGACGCCTACAATATTAGTAATATTGCCTTTGTTCTCAGTAATAATTTTATATTGCTCAACGTTATAATCTTTAAAACCATTTACAAGACTTTCATCTGAGATTACATTACTCCTACGAATAGTTTTATTAAAACTATCAATATAATCTTTACTGTAATTAGTATAACTTTTGTTTGGAGCAGATTTATAAGATTCTTTTAATTCAAGAAAATCTCTAAGTCTATCAGGACTAAGAACTTTATTATAGTAAACTCCTAAAGCTTTACCTTCTTCATTAGTTAAACTAACAGCTCCTTCATTATAATCTTGTTTAATACTGTAAGCGTTTGTTGGATACTTGTTATAATTGTAACCATTGTTTAATGCTATAATATAGCCATCGAGCTTAACAGAATTAGTATTAAGAACAAATGATGAAGCTGGATTCATAATAAGTTCCTTATTGTAAGTTACTATCTTTTCTTTATTAAAAAAACCTGGAACATATTTAAAATTATTATTATTGCTTCCAATAGTATAAATATTATCAGTTAAACGATATAAAGTTTTTACAGCTTTATTATAAATATCTTTATTATCATTTGTAATACAAATATTATCTCCAGCAGAAACAGAATAAGAATTTGTTGCAGCAGATACAGAAGGATGAATTGTAGCTTTTACATTATTTGTTAAAGCATTAGTATCATGTTCTTCAATATCATCAGCTTTAATTTTAAAATATTTATTTCCTTGAATGCTATCTTCTTTATATTGAAAATTAGTATTTGTAAAAGTAAGATTATTAGCGTACAAACTTCCATCTATTACAGTACAAGGAAAACTCATATCTTCTACTTTCTCATAAGTACAAAACCATCCTATATAATTATCAGGAATAGTATCTACTCTAAATTTAGGAAATATTAAAGTAGAATCATTAGTAACAGTAGGAACTTTAAACAATCTATTACCAACATTATTTATTACTTGAATAAATGGAGTATTAGTAACTGCTGATTGATTTGCAACTTCTTGATTTTCTGTTTCACTAGTTTCATCATTTTGAATTATAAATCCATTAGTAGCAGAACCATCTTTACGAATATAATGAATGTAGAAACTATATATTTGACCAGGAATTAAACTTCTAAAGTTATTATATGGAGAAGTAGTATTATTAGAATTAATAGTAGTAGCTTCATAAGCAGAACTATTCATTCCATAACTTCTAGTATATCTATAAGGAGCACTAGTCAAAATAGGTCCATTATAAAAAGCTCTAACTACTCCATTTTTAGAACTATTCTTAAAATACTGATATTGTTCTACTAAAACTTGGAAATCACTACTTTTATCAAGAGCATATTCTTTTCCATTTACAGTAATAACAATAACTCCATTTCTAATAATAAGTTTTTGAATATTTACAGCTTTCTGACTATGAGATTCATAAATGCAAACTTGGTCATTAATTCCAGTAGCAACTCTACCAATATATAAAGAATATCTATCAACACAACTAAGCGGGTCATTTCCATAACCATTAGGATTATTCTCTATATGGTCGTTGTCAATACTAATAGAATCCCCATAACCAAATATTTTAATACTAGCAGTAAAGAACTTTCTTATAAATTCAGTATAATATTCAGAAGGAATTTCATAAATATCTAAATCATTTTCTTTCTTCTTAGTATATTTATCAGAAGCCCAAACATCATTTATTGAAGTGCTAGTACCAATAGCAAAATTAGTAGTAATTACTAATTGCTTTATAGTAGTCACATTATCAGAATACTCAGAAATATTAGCAGTTTCTATAAAAGCATGAACATTTTTGCTATTACCACTCAAATCTTCATTTGTATTCTCATTATAATTAGCTACATAAAGTCTATTATTATAGTTAATTACATTGTTTACATCATACAACTGAAGAGGTTCACGAAGAAATTCATCAATAGATTCTTCTTCAATATAATCATTAGTATTGAACACAAAGTTAGTTATATCAATAGAATAAGTATTGAATATTCTACCTAATACAGAATCATCATGTTTAACTATGTAACCTATTTGATACTTAGTAAATTTAGCAGTTTTATCAACATCTAAAGTAAAATAAATACCTTTATTAGACCTAGCATTACCGTTAACTAAGAATGGTTGAAAATCACTAGTAGTTTCTCCCAAACCATTATCATTATAATGTGTAAGTCCAGACTTACTATTTAAGAAATTATGAATAGGAGCATCTTTTCCTTCATCATTAATAATTATAATATCATCACTAATTTGAAACCATTTAGTATAATTATAATCATCAATTTGATAACGAATAAAAAATGTATATACTCCACAATTTAAAGAACCATTAGTAATCTTATAATTAGCGTTAATAGTAGGAACGTTTTCTTCAATACTATGAGCTAAACCAGTAGAACCAGTATTAAGATTCCAAGTCTTTAAAGGAACATGAACTTGATTACCATTCAAATCAATAGCATCATATTCAGCTACAGCAATAATAAGTTCACCCTTATAATTATAAGTATAACTACCAGTAATTTTACCATTATTGTATTCCCAATTAGTAGATACTTCATAAGCTTGTCCTTCATCAGGTTTACGATAAATTCTACTAATACCACCATTAGCAGTATAAGTAAATATTACTATTTCGTTATTACAAGGAATGATACCTACAATATACTCTCCAGGATGATTACTTGTATCTAATCCTTCTGTAGTAGTATCTGTTTCAAAAGAAACTCCAAAGCCATACTCATTAGTAAAATAACTACCACTATCATCTGTCATAACATTTTTAGCAGCAATTAAACTACCACATTTGACTTCCTTTGGGTTTCTATTTAAATCTAGTTTTGGAACTATTTGCATAATATTTATCTTCTAGGGTCAAAAGTAAAATTATAAAAGAAGTTTCTCCAATCAGTATCTTTATACATATCATTACGTACAGAAGCAACAGCTTTACTTTTAAGCTCTCTCCATTGTAAATAAGGATTTGTAACAGGACTATTACTCTTTAAATCAAATACTGGATGGTGACTGCCACGACTAAGATACTTATATAATATATAATAACTTAAAGCTTCAAGAAGCAATCCGTTATCATAAATATAAGGAACATCGCAATCATAATATTCATCATAATATGTTGCAACTTCTAAACTTTCAACAGTTATTTTATCAGTATCAAAATTAAGTTCAATATGATTATTATTAGTAATTACAAAATTCTTACTTCTCAAAGGATTTTGAATACTAGCAACTCTCATAAAATCACGACCATTTATAACAGTAGGGTCAGTCATAGCAATCTCAGAAAAAGATTCATTAGCATCACTTTGTTTATTTTCTGAATTACAGCAACTAGATGTACTATCAAGTTGACTTATTTCACATCCGTTACTATCATAAACTTTTATTTCTTTAGCATTAAGCTGACAAGGAAAAATAGCTATACGACCATCAACATCTAAAGTTCTTTTCTTCTTCTCAGTAGGCAAACATTTTAATTGACTAAGAGCATCAATTATCCAAGCTGCTGCACGAGGAATCCAATCACTTTCACTAATATTGAAATCATTATCAACTTTTCCTATTAGACGGGCTAGCGTTATATTGTTTTTGATTTTCATTTCTAATAAATTTAGTATATAATACTTTATCTACATTAAGACATAAAGCTAGTTTTACTTTCATAGATACATGAAGATTGCAAATCTTTTCTTTATCATAATCACATCGTTTTATCAAATCTTCATTAGTACAATTTCTAGCACTAACATCTCTATAATCTATAAAACTTGCTCGATAAGCAAAACCTTTATTGATACTACAAGAACAAAGAGCTAACTGATACCAAGATTCATCTTGCTTATAAACGTAAGGAATGACAGCATCGTACTTTAAACCATTTTTCTCACAAAACTCAGCTTCTTCTTTATTCCAAATATGAGCACCTTGAGCTTCAAGTTCTTTTCTGTGTAATTTAGTAGCTTTATAATCAACTATTTTACAACCAGTATTTAAAACACGATTTATGCAAACATATCCTAAGTTATGTTCAAAACGATAAGCATGACCTGTAAGAACCATATTATTATGAACTGCTGTATAGAAAGTTCTTACTATATTATTATATTCGCCAGGAGAAAGATTAATACATTTCTCGTATAATCTAATCTTTTCCTCAGCTTCATGTATCTTCCTTAAATCAACAGCATAAGACATCAACTTAAAATAAAGATGTTTAAGTTCAAAATTATTGCTTTTACAAGCATACAAACCTTTAGCAGCATCTTCTAGTCTTCGATTTATATATTTGTTTTGCTGAAACTCAGGATAATCATTTATTGCAATATCAAACTTATAAGCAACATTTGCAAGTATCTCACGTTTCTCGTTTATATGAAGCATCAAAGCATCGTATTCATCTTTAGCTTTTTCTAACTTAATAGTAAAAGCTTTTATCATATCATTTCTATATTGTTTTGTATTTACAAGAGAACTTCTAATAGCAACCATAATTAATTATATTTTATAGTACTAGGAATTTCATCAGTTTCATTTCTCTGATTTAATAAATCCCTTTTATATATTATGTCTTTAATTTGCCCAACCATATCTTCACTAAGAACCCACTCATTATCGTCATAGATTTTATTTTCAATAGTAAGTTCTCCATTAATATCTGCAATCTTATTTGGGTGTTCAAAAGCAGATTCAATAACAATAGCGTTGATTAATATAGGTTTATTATTTGTAGGAAATAAATAAATATAATCATTAATATAATCATAAGAAATCATTCCACATAAACCCGGAACACTATTTCTAAATCTAGCAGTAGTTTCTTTAATATAAGGAAAACTTCTATTAGTTTTAAAACCACTACTACTAACTCTATCAAAAGGAAGATTATTAGTAAGTCTAATAGCTCTTGGAACCTTTTGCAAAGTTCTTTTTATTCTTTGAATAGGAACATCATCATATCCTTCAGGAAGTTTTATATCACCATCTACTACATTAGTCAAACTAACAGTAAATCTTTGAGTAAGAACTTTATCAACATAACTATGATTTTCATAACCACGTCTAATAATTTCAGCTCTAGTATGAAGAATAATACTACGAACTTTCTCACGCAAAGCTCTATTATTAGGTTGACCATAAGTATGACAAACTTCACTAACTAATTGTGCAATAGAACTCATATTAATATTATTAGCTGATTCAACAATTCTAGTAACTAGAAACGCCCTGTAGAAGAGTTAACATAGGTGCAAGTATAACTCCTACTAGATTCTTCTACAGGGCGGATTTAAAAGATGACATCATTTGCATCACTAGGACCAGCTCTAATTTCATTACTCATAACTTTAATATTTAAATTATTAATTACATTAATATAAGGAGTAGCATTTACATTACTTTGTCGAGAAGTATCACAATAAACATCAATCTGGTTAATAATTAAATAAACTTTTGCTACTCCTTACGGTTACAAATATACGCATTTTTGCTTGATTCTCCAAATTGAAACGTGCCCAAGAATGCCGCTGTGTGCGCACACAAATCGCTTGAATATATGTTGGTGATTAGTTAATCGACTGAGAGCTAGCGACTTAACCTGCGAAGGCTATGAAGGTCAAATTTATTTTTAATTATCATCAGTTTCATTACTATTATCTTTATTAGTTAGACAATATTAATTAGAAGCATGATTATCAACACTTCCACATATTGTGACATAATAAAACCCCTAGCAACACATTACGCATTACTAGGGGTACGGACACATCAAGTATTATGAAAAGCAAGTAGTTTAAACTTGAATAATTCCAGCACTTCTAAGATTTACTAGAAGCGTATTTAAAGCTCCAACTACAGTAGCGAGAGTAGCAGTTTCTGCATCAAGATTTACAATGTTACTCATAGCATTTACTGTACCAGCAACATCTTTAGTAGCTTTAGTAGGAACTTTAATAGCATCAACTTGTTTTTTAAGTTCTGCTAGTTTAGTCTCAACTTCTGTATTATCTCCTTGAGATAAAGCTTTATACAAAGTATCTTTTTGGTCAATACTCAAAGGAAGACTATAAACTAAATTATAAATTTTATTTTTATCCATATTATTACTAATTTAATTGTTTATCAAAATCTTTATAGTCCCAATTCATACGTTTACAAATTGGTTTAAATACCCAACTCCAACTTATAGGAGCAAGTATAATACTATTAATTAAAACTCTAACATCTATACTGCCAAACTGATAATAAGCAATACTAACAATTAGAATGCTAATGCAAAGTATTACACGTTTCCAACCTCTAGTAATTTGCTTACGAATTGCAGTAGTTATAGTACTAATTAAAACATAAGTTAGTAGATTAACTACTAAACAATATGCTATATCAAAACTATTAATAATAGTTTGAATTATTTGATTTATTATTTCCATAACTCATAATTTAAACATCTGCTCCTGTAGCATCAACCCACTTAGAACCAGTCCACCAAATTGGCTTGTTCAGGGTGACGTCGAAGTATTGGAAACCTCGTTTTATTTCTTTAGCATCAGGTCTTTCTGCGGTAATACTAGCAGTTTTAAGACCATGCTTATATGTACAAATATCATAAATTGAACCGTCAGTAATATCAAACTTATACAGCTTTTTAGTAGTAGAAGAGTATATAATGTCAGCCCCATTTGTTTTTTTAGTAGCAGTTATAGCCTCATCTTCTGACAAATAATCTTTTGAATATAATACTGCTGATTTTCCTACACATAAAAATTTACAAGTTCCAATCGTAGTTATATCATTAAATGTTTTTGAAAGAATAGATAATGAAGTGTTATCTGTTGTTCCATTATTTAATAGACAGTATATATAATTATCATAACTATATAAGTTATATTCATTAACAACGCTAGATAAATAGTATTGTTTATTGTTTTCAATAATTAAATTTGTATAAAAACCTGTATTTAATTCTGCAATATAATATAATCTATCACTTGATAAATTATAATCATATATATTTACTACGCTGTTCTTAGCTAATCCATAAAGAATAATGTTATTACCTTTTATATATTTACATGAATTATTGTTGTAATTTACTTTGTATTTATTATTTATAATAACTAATTTAGAACCTGGTAATACAATAGTACCATCAATATCTATACATTTATTTGTGCTATTTATAAACAGTTTAGAAATTGAATCTTTATAAACTCCCCATTTTACATTATATAAATAATCTATAATTGCGTTATTTATATAGTCTGAGCTTTTATTATTTTCATCTGCTACTAATTCTATTACAGATCGTTCTTTAATGTTTTCATAAGTCAAATCCTTAATATTAATTGTATATATTCTATAATTTATATTGTCAACTATAAGAAATTGATTACAACAATTTTTTTCTTTTTGTAATATGTATGTATAATTTCGATTCTGTGAATCGTAAAAATAAGGTATAGTCTTCGATATTTTATCATTGTCGATTAATAAATTATCTTTACTTATACTGGAAATATCACCTTCATTATACGAAAAAACCTCTTCTTCTATTATTGTATTTAAAAAATTATTGCTACCATTATTATATATAGTTTTAGGTATTCCTATACCTGTATATAATGAATGAACATGAAAATGAACACTATCTTCATTATAATCTTGCGAGACAAAATTACAATGTTCACATATTATATTTAATATTATATTATTTGATACGTTTATAAAACTATCAGTAAAACCTTCAAAATTACAATTAGTTGCAATAAACTTACCATTGCCATTAGGTACTATATTACCATCTGCTACTAAAATACTTTGTAATTTATTGTATGTAAAATTGGAATTGGTTATATATACATTTGTACAATTCAAAAATACGATTCCTCCATCGTTTTTTATTTTTTCACATTCGAAATTTTCGTACAAATCATAACAATTATCTATAATAGAACCTAAATTTCCTATACAAGAAAAACACGCACTATTTTTTTTACAATGAAAAGCTATATTTGTAAATTTATTGTGATAAATAAAATTATTATAATTATAAACAGAACCGAATAAAAAATCAGAAGTATCAGAGTAAAAAGCAACATTATCAAATATATTATCATTCACAGCATTGCATCTATCATTTGGATTGTTATAAACAACATTTATTATTTTACTCTTAGCTTCAAACCAAATATCCTTGAATACACAAGCGTGCATATTACTTCCATTTATCAAGTCTATTGCAGTAGATGATGGAAATAATAATCTGGTTTTACGAATACCTAAGCCTTTTAAATGAATAGCATTTAAATTATAGTCTATTATTATAGAATTATCAAACACATAAGTAGCACCATCAAAATATAAGGTGCTATTTTTAGCAATAGACTTTAATAACGAACTTAATACAGAATTATTTTTTAATTTATCTTTTTTTTCATAACTATTTGGAACAACATCAAACCAGTTAAAAAAAACAAAATCTAAAATAACACCTGAAACATTAGTTTTTATATTGTAATTAGTACTAGAATAAATTTTAGTATTGTTGAAATCCATTGTACCATTGCTCAAGCTTCCACCTTCAAACTTCAACGTACAATTCTTAGGAATATTAATAGTATTTCCATTCAAATCAAAGTCGTATCTAATTTCATAAATAGTATCAGGTTTATTAATCATATTCTGAGTAAGAATATTTTTAACTATACCATTTACAGTAACTAGATTCTTACGAAGAATTACATAACCTTTAGATTGGAAATTACTAGCGTCAGCTTCTCTATCTTTAAGTTTCAAAAGATTATCTTGAGAACAAATATCTTCATCATCAGGATAATTAGTTACATTAACTTTATCTCTAAACAACTGCTTTAAATTATCGTTAAGTTGTTCATAGCCAATAGTTCCAACTCCAGGCTTAACACCAGCAGAAATATAATCTGCATCAGGAACTTTAGTCCAATTAGAATCTTGTTCCCAAGCACTAGTTTGAACTGTATCGTTGCTACCAGTATAGAACTCAGTAACAAATTTAGTACCATTATGATATGTAATAAACATACCACTTCTACGAAGAATAATTGGAACTTGTCTGCGAGTTTGAGCAGCATCAGTTTTCCAATCTACTTTAATATGATTATACAAATTTAGAATAGTACCTAAATCTGTATCACTAAGAGAATCTTGAATATCCTTGAGATTAACTAAAGGATTAAACTCTTTAAGACCTTCTGAAGTCTTTTCATAAAGTTGTTTTGTACTCATTGTTATAACAATTAAATTATTAATATTAATATAAACAGTTGCAAAGATAATGATTTAAACGAAAACAGCTCTCATAATTAAGATTATTTCTTAATTACAAGAGCTATAAACTAACATATTAATGTTATTATCTACATTCATACCAATCAATTTGAATACCTTTACGACACATATCGGCGTACCAACGATTAAAAACAATACCGTCATAACCATCAACATCATCAATTACATCTTTAACATATTTACAAAGATGTTCTTCATCAGGAATACTACTTCCAAGATAATCAGCTTTACACATGTTTGCAGCGAAAACAGCATCATAATAATTATCATTACTATTCAAATGTACTCGATTTTGTTGCATCATTGTTTCTAATTGTTCTCGTGTAATAGGTTCTAAAACTATTTCAGTTCCATTAGAATCTTTAGTAGTCATTTTGCTAACAGCAAACTCTACTAATTTACGATTAAAATGTCGTCCATTATAACGAAGATAAACTAACATATCTTCAGGTATTTCATCATAAGTATCAAAACCTTCTTTATACATAGCATTTCTAGTTTCTAGAGACGCCCTATAGAAGAGTGTACATTGAAACAACTTCAACACTAACTTTCTTCTACAGGGCGGCTTAAATATTAATACCTACTATAACGACCACGTTCACGATTATAATTATCTCGTTCATGATAACGGTCATTATCATATCTATCTCTACTACGATAATCATCATCTTCATAACGATTATCTTTATCTTCACAACGTGAAAGTTCTTCCTCTAAATCTTCGAGTTCTTCACGCATACGTCTAATCTTATTTTTAAGTTCAGACTTACTATTTTTCATTTCTACCATGATATACATAATTTATTGTTTTGTTACTGCTGCTAGAATTTTAGCAATATCTCCTTTCATTCCAGCAACTTCATTTTCTATACCAGCTATTCTTTCATCACGAGCTTTGTCTTTAGCAAATTGAGGATTAAGTTCTTTAAGAACTTCTTCACATTCTATAATTTGTTTCTTATAATCATCAATATGTTGTATAACATAATTAGCATGTTGAAGAGTAGCTTCTACTTCCGATTGAATACTTTGTTTAGTTTCAGCAATTATTAGATTACCATTGTTATAACTAACAGTAGTATTATTAGCCGGAACATTGTTATAATCTATAGTATTACCATCAACTTTAACTTTAATATTAACTACCATCATATTTGTTCCGTCAGTAGCAAATATAGGAGTAGTAATACCAACAATTTCTCCAATCTTAAATTTAACACCGTCAGTTTTATTTAAAATATAAACTCGACTGCCTTGATTAAGAGCTGAAAACATTATACTACAAGTTGAAGTTTATTATTTTGTTTATCAAATACTACAATGTGAAGACCTTCTGTAAGAGCAGTTAAAGCTTCACCATTGCTTGCTAAGAGAGGAAGAGTACTATTATTAACCATCATTTCAAAACCAGTTGCAGTAGTTGTAGCTGCATTGAAATTAATTACCATAATACCAGCAACACCCATAACTCTGAAAGTATGATTAGGCATTGTAAAAATAGCATTAGCAGTAGCACTGCCAGCAGTCGTTTGAGTAGCAGCTACTAAAGGAATACCGCCACGATTACCAATGAACTCATTATAAGCCATAATATTACCTCCTATATTTTTAAAGCCAAAAATTATTCAAACCATTATTGTTATACATACCATATTGATAAGCTACACAATTAGGTACAGCCTGGAACGGCTGATATGGAACAGTTACAGTTTGAGGCTGAGCACACTTAATCTCATTAACTGCTTGAGCGATAGGGTTTACAGCTGCGGCAATTTGTTGAGCAATTACACCACTTTGGTGTTCTGTAGTAAGTTGAGTTTGCAAAGCGTTAATCTTATCTCGCATAGCAGATTTTTCAGCAGCATCAAGTTTAGCGATAATTCTATCACCGACACCATCTACTGATTTTTCAAGATTACAAGTTTGGTCTCTAAGAGCATAACCTACATCTGCAAAACCACGAGTTACAGCATTACCTACTCCGCCTACAGATTCTTTAATAGTATCTGTTTGACGAAGAGTTTCAAGTTGACTTTGATGAGCAGTTTCAGTAATAGCTGATTTTAAATTGCAGCAACAAGTAGCTAATTGATTAGCAATAGTCATTGTATTCTGAGTACCAGCGTTAAGAAGAGCACCAGTAGAAGAATCAATTTTACAACCTACTTGAGTAACAGAATTATTAACTTGAGCAATAGCAGCTTGAATCATATCAACTTTAGTACCAAACATATTAGCTAAGTTTTGAAGAGCAGCACCATTACCGTTGATTGCTTGCATGAGCAAATCTCTACCATCATTGTTGTTTACAAGATTAGCAAGAGGACCAAGACAACTTCCATTACCTCCATTCATCATATTACCAAATAAACCACCATTTCTCATAAGCGGATAAAGGAAGAATAGAAATATTACCCATATCCAACTACCACCGCCAAAACCTCCATTACACATAAGTAAAGGAAGCAAACTAGCAACATCACTAGAACTTTGCTTAGTTCCACCATCAGGGAACATAAAAATTTTAGAATCATCCATAACTTTAAAATGATTATTAAGATTAATAAAAGAATTAAGTACAGCAACTAGTATTTGTACGTTGCAAAGATAATCATAAAGTTCTATATATACAAAAAGCTGATAACTAGATTTTACTCTAATTATCAGCTAATTGTTTTAATTATAAATATAAAAAGAAGAATAATTTGTTATAAAGTTATTTTCTTTTTATTTACTCTATACAAATATAGGCTCTACATCTTTATTTAAAAGAGTAGCTTCCGAAGTAGCAAGTCTAAAAGCTCTAGAAGTTTCATAATAACTACGACTTAGTTTCAACAAATGTCTGGTAGCTTGAACAGTTCTATTAAGTATAAAACTTATAGTACTAATAGTAAAACCTGCATGAACCATTTGTTCGACAACTAAACATCTAGTCATTACAACATTTTCTTCTCTAGATTTACCAACTACATCTTTTCTAGTAATAGTAGTTGTGCCATCTAAATCTGTAACACAACAACAAGATATTACATTATCTATTATTTTCCATATTAATTCTTCTTTCTTATTCATAAATTTATTGTTTAATAATTGATTTAATTATATCAGTTAATAAATATGTACGGCAAGGAGACTTGCTATCTGATGGGTGGGTTGATGCAAGCGAGCGGTACCATGATAGGTTAATTTGCTCTAGTTAGTATTGCATAAAGAGAAATAAATAAGGTGTAGCCCATTTCTGAGTTACACCTTAATTTTATTATTTCCAAAGTCAGCTACTTAGCGGACTACTCTACCTGCTGACCATCAAACTTCGGCTCTTCATACACCAAGCCATGCTCATCAACGTAAGCCTTTGCTTCTGCGTATGTGTCAAACTCTACTGCGGTGGCTGTCTTGGCTGGGAACACCTCAGCGTTGTCACCTTGCTCTGTAAGAGGGAGCACCATCTTGTTTCCCTCGTGGACTACCTTGAATGGTTTTGTCAACTTGTTCATATCTTGTTTCCTTTCTTTTTGATGTTAAATTTTTAATACTTTATGCAGGAGTAACAATAATTGTAAATCCCTTATCTTGTAATGTAGCTACTGCGGCATCAGATGCTGATGTACGAGTACCGATAACACCTATATTCTTATACTCATAAGAGCTGCCCACCTCCAAAGAGGCTTGATTAATTAGCATTTTATCTATATCGCCATTGAGGTTTGCATTAGACATAGCTAAAACTTTATAGTTCGAAGGTCTATCACTCCAACTGTAGCCTGCTGAACTTCTTGTTAGATATACAAGGCTTCCGTTCGGAGTAAGTTTAGATATATCGCCATGCAAGCCTTCTGCATTTTTGTTACCCCAAAACTTCAAGCTAGTTACTTTAGGGTAGTTAGTTGCATTAAGCCTGGAAATATCACCCTTTACATTCATTTTAGACAACTCTATTAGAGTTGTCTTAGAGTTGTTGGGTAATTTGTCTAAGTCAAAGACTTCTCCCCCGTTCCATGTGCTATTAGAGAGGCTAATAATCTCCGAGTCTTTAAAATCTGCGTATTCTCCAATTACGTTTGTATTACTGATATTTATTCTGTTTTTACTTCTTGCCAATGGGGTATCATATCCCTTGTTGGAAATATACAAGATGGAACAAGCTTTCAGAAAAGAACTATTTAAGTTCGGGAAGCTAAACCCTTCTTCTCCCCAAGTCTTGATTTCATATACTTGATTTTCTTTGCCTTCGTTTGAAAGAAATATTTTTCCAGTACCACTTACCGACTTAGCGGTATCGTATGCAGTGTTAGAAATAGTAATATTTCCACAAGTTCTAATATTTACACCAGTATATGTCAACTCTAGGTTTTTTGAAGAAACATTGTTAACTTCAATTATCAATTCTCCTAACTTAGGAAGGCTGTCATCATTGACAATTCCTTTTAATTTTGTTATTAAACATTGTGCCATTTTATATAAAATTTATTATTAAACATTATAATTGAATGTACTATCCATGAAAGCAATTCTTTGCTCTAGCCATTTTTTGCATCTTTCTGTAGAATCGAAAAAGCCATATTCTTGTGGATATGATGGGTAAGTCTGGTTTCCATCACGATAAGAGACTATATCATTCCATCTTTCCAGATTCTTTTTAATAGAATATACTCCAAGTATATTTAGCCAATTTTCAAGATAGTTGATGATGATGTCTGCGGAAATAAGACCACTGTCTCTTAGGTCTTTATACTTCGCAGATAATTCATCTTTGAACAAGTCAAATAGCATAGCGAAAGGTGTGCCAGTGGCTTTTTCTAACTCATCTGGTTTTATATTGTAAAACCCTCTTGCCTCACGACCGAAAACAGCATTGCAATCATAGAAATTGAAACCACACTTTCCTCCTTTATAAATCGTAAACACAGTATTTCTTCCCCAAAGACCATCATAATTTCCAATGGCATTGCTGACAAGGAAATAAACAACAAGGTTGTCAAAGTCGAATATTTCCTTGAACTTGGCTTTCTTATCCTCATCGTTTGATAAGGTATTGATAGTAGGCATTGCATTGGAAAGATTTACTAGTATTGATTTTGTAATGGTAGTATTCTTAATGTCTTTATTTGATTCATCATATTTTTCTGATGTTGAATCAATCAACTCTTTAGGATTATCACCATCATATTTTGAACCGTCCATACATATCAAAGTCTTTGGATTTTTCAGTTCAAATTTCGACCAATCAATAGTTCCATTCCAAAATGTCTCAGATGTCAGACTATCTGGATCAATCATAATACTAGTGTAGTCTTTTTTGTCCATGGAGTAGTTGGCACGATGTTTCTTCATGTTCCATGAGTACATTCCATAGAATTCTCCATTAAGATGAAGAGCAATCGGGAATCCATCAGGTATGCACTTGGCATTATCATCGAAATCTGCCTCAAATTTACCACTAGCCATTTTATATGTTGTTGTGGTGGAGCGAAGGACTCTATTTGACCTTGTATCAGTCTTGCCTACCACATAGTCAGCATATTTATATACAACATTGTTGATACCACAGAACACATCATCAGCATTGGCTTTCAAATGGAAACTATCTTGCGAAACCCAGTCACCGAATTTAATGGAAGTTCCATCCTTAAAGTCAAAAGACTGGTTTTTTTTGGTAAAATTCATAGATGTTTGCCCTTGTGCATTGAGGATGATATTTTTACGGAAATATATACCGCTTCCCCAAAATTCCAGTATGGCATCTTTGTTCTGCGTTTTTGATGTAGCAAGAGAATCTGCCATAACATTTACAATAGCCACGCCTCTAGGAATAGCAAGGGACATATCTTTATAATCGCTGAAATCTAACTTATTTTCCATAGACAACCCGTAGGCAGCAAGTGAGTTGATGATGTCATTGCAGGCTTCTTGCGAAAGTTCTTGGAAATGATTGACGGATAGATTTTTGATATTTTGTTTGTGCTCATAACGAGTACCTTCCGAGTCTCTGTAGCCTATCACCTTGCCATCTGCATCAGTAGTGATTTCCATTCTTCCCTCTGGGTCTTCGATGTGCTCAAACTCTGTTGGGATAGTCTCAGACTTAACCTTGTGGATATAGTGGCTACCATCTGGATTTGTGGAAGACAGCACCTTGCCGTCTGCATCAGTCTCTACTGCAAGGTACTCCTCATTCCCTTGCAAGGAGAAGACGGAAAGAAGGTCTTGAAGGCTTGTGTCTATTGTACCTACCTTCTCCTGCAAGGTTGCAAGGTCTGATTGAAGCTGAGAGACAACTTGCTTCAAGGCATTGACTGCATGAATCTCACCAATGATTTCTCCGTCTCTTCTGATACCAAGTAATACATGGTCTGCTGCATCAAGCCAGACAGCAAAGAACTCCTCGTTCTGCTCTACGTGGTACATTTCATTGAGAGGGAAGTATGGCTTGCCTGTCTCTCTATAGATACAAAAAAGCAATCTATCCTCACTGTCTGTGATGCCATAGATGAACTCTTCGTTCTCTATTACCTTGAAACACTCCTTCACCTCGTCTTCAATGAGGGACTTGCCTTCCTCCTTGTCAACCTTGGTGTCTTGGAGATTCTTAATCTCGTTGTCTTTGAGCGACTGGATGTTGCTGTTCAAGGATTCCGTCAACTCTGTGCGAAGCTGGGCTATGGACTCTTGAATGGCGGTATCGGTGGCGATAAGTTCCTCTATCTTCTTTTGGATAGGGCGAGGGATGCCAACAGACCAGTCGATGCTACCATCCACACGGATGCCCCAAAGAAACTTACCTTCGGCATCGGTGTAGGCACGTAGCCACTCCTCGTTGGTCTCGTAATGACCAAGGTTGTTAACCAACTCGTCAATAGCATTCTGGATATTCTGGGCATCCAATCCGCTCTGGGTATTGTCGTAAGTGACAGCCGAGCCTACGGATGCTCCTCCACTGACGGCTATGCCATCAACGGTGTCTTTGATTTGCTTGGTCTTAACCTGTAGGTCGGAAATATCATCATCGTTGGCTGAGATTTGCCGCTGATGATCAATAAGCGTGGTATCTACATTTTGAATCGTCTCTATAAGATTTGCAGGAAGACCAGCAGCAGCCTCGAAGATTTGGAGCAATTCTTTGTCGAACTTATCCTTCGTAACCGACTCTGGAGCCAACTTGGAGTTGACAACGGAGCCTTCGGCAAGTTTTTCTGTAGTGACAGACTTGTCGTTGAGGTCGGCGGTCTTGATGAGCGGAACCTTGGTACCTAACTTATCGTCTTCTCTAAATGTAGGCATATTTAATTTCTTTTGGTTCTGTAGAAGTGAATATTTGGATTTGGACGGTATCGGGGATGACCGAGATACGGAACTCGAAGGACTGAGTGTCCTTGTGACGGCGGATTGGGATGCGAGGGAAATTGCCCTTGTCGTCAGACTGGCGAATAACCACCTTGCCCTTCTCTTTGAGGTCTATCTTTAGGAAGATGTCTCTATGGAGGGTGAGGATGGGCGTAACCCAAGCTAGCTCGTTGGCATCGTATGTGGCTTGAATATTCTCCATATCGTCTTTACTTTGAGGATTGATTAACGCCAAGCTGTTGCAGGGCGATGGTGTACATCTGGCTAGCCTTTGTATCGTCGTAGGCAGAGAGGAGCAGGAAGGCAATGTAGTAGACGAAAGCATTCTTTAACTTGTCGGGTACAGATATTTCTGTCTCTGAATCTGTGTTGACGTTCTTGGGCAAACCTACGTAGGAGATGACAGCTTCTGTGGTCTTGGGCTGCAAGAGAATCCTGATTGGTGTCTCTCGCATGATAGCCGCTTGAGGGCGGTCTACCGTTCCCATGGACGTGTCATCGAACATCATCAAGGCTTCATCGTCGGTGTCCTCTATAGGAGCGACTGCCTTATACCAACTATCGCCACGGACACGTGAGATATTGATTACCTCGGTATTCTCGTCCATCGTGATGACTCCTATGTTGCGTGTGGCATCGTAATCGGTCACCTTGATGGTGGAAGTGGTGGTGCCTATCAGCTTGGAGTCGGACAAAACGGAAGAGGAGGCTGCGGTGATGGCGAGCCAGTGGAGGGCATCGTTTATCTTGGCACGGATGATGTTGTCCATATAGAGGTCGTCCCTCTCATCGGTGAGGTCCGATGTGTTGTTGGATTCCTCGTCTATGCACCAACGTACCTGCTTGATAATTTCCGATACTGTCATTTCGTTACACCTTTTATATATATTACTCGTTGAAGTCTGGGAAGACTAGACCAGCCTTTGAAGCGTGCTTCATTGCGGTGGCGAGGGTCTTGCAATCCTTGTCAAACCGCTCGTTCACGTAGGCGATAACCTCGTCGGTGGTGCGAATGTCCTTGACCTCCTCGGTCTTTGGCTGCTTTTCAGTAGGAGTTTCATTATTTTCCTTCTTCAAAGCATCGAGCTCACCGGGGTACTCCTCTTCCGTGCGCTCCAATACTACCGTGTTGTTGGCGAAGAGCAAGCTGGACTCCAAAAGTTCCTGCGCATAACGGTTGCGAAGCGTGATGGAAGGGTATTTGTTGGTGATGACGTTACCATTGGTGAAATTATAACGCATCTGATTACCCTGCTTACCCTCTAGCAAGTAACTGATATTGTTGTTCTGTACTCTTGCGTTGTATGTCTTGATCATATCTCTGTTTTGTAAAATGGGGACAGGGCTTATTGCACCTGCCCCCCGTGTGATTATATATTGTATGAAAAGAAGCCTTCGTATTACTGAGCGGTGTCCTGACCTGTGTAGATAACCCAAGCGGAACCAGTGTAATAGTATACGGTACCCTTCTCGTAGGTCTTATCATCCGTAGGAGAATTAGAACCCTTCACGGTGTAATCCTGTGTGAGAGCAACCTTCATGCCCTTGGATGGAGTCTCAGGCAACGTCTTTGCAGACATGATGGCACCGAGCGACTCTGTGGCAATCTGCGCAATCTTCTTAGCAGGACCAACCAAGATGGAGTTGTAACCACGAAGTGCAACAGAATCAGCCTCCTGATGAATCCAACGCTTAGCGTCACGAACCTCGCCGCCACCCTTGGACATATCATTGGTCTGCTCCTTCTTGCCAATCTTGACGTAACGACGTGAAGCCTTAGGGTCGAAGATTACCATGAAGTCGGACATGCCCATGAGATCGAGGGTCTGGGTCCAAACGAAATCAATGGAACCGAAGGTGTCCTTGAATCGCTTGAAGGAAAGGTCGAACTCGTTGTGATTGATGAAGTCGTTCTGGTGAGAGCCCTCTAACTTGATATTCTCCAAACGCTCGATGGCATTCTTGCCACAGAAAGCAAAGCAGCGGTCGTTCTCTGAGAACTCGGTAAACTGGAGTTTGGAGATAGCGATCATGTCGCCCAAGGTGTACTCATCGCCAATGCCATAAGTATTGGTAAGCTGATTGATGATACCCTCCGAGGTGAACACGTCCTCAATCTGACCGTCACCAGTCTCAGCCTTGAAGCGAGACTTGCAGCCTAAGAGGTAGGTGCGTTCTGCACGGAGGTTGTACTTGATGATGGCATCGGTCTTGAGGTCGGCAACCGTGATAGGCTGTTCCTTCTTAACCTTCTCGTAGTCATCGGTGAAGACGATGTTCAAAAGCTTCTTCTGAACATAAACCTCCTTCTCACGTGGCTGGAAGTTCTCTGGGGTGATGGTAAGCTGAGACTCTGAGGCTGCGGATGCACCTGCAAGGAACGTTGTGCCGATAGGAATCTCTGGGCACTGCATATTGTCGAGGTTGATGCGAGAATCACCTGCGGTCTTTGGCTTTCCATTGACTGCCTGCATGACTGCCTTCTTACCATTAGCCTCGATAACGTAGAGCATCAAGGTACCCTCACGCTTTTCCTGTGAGCCCTCGGCGTAGCCAGCTACACCAGAAGCGAACACCGTAGTACCTTTGTAGAAAGGTCGAATGGAACCAGAGAAGTTTGATGAATTAATCTCGATGGTATCACCCTCAGTAATCTTGGCAGTGGTCTGGCCGTCAAGGGTCTCACCGCCGACTCGCTGATGGGAAATATTCCAGTTCTTAATCTGCACGGTCTTAGCCATGCGGCGAACGATGGAGAGCAAAGGAGTCTTGAAAGGATAGAACTTGACAATCTCGCTATCCCACTCCTTATCGAGCAAACCACCCTCTCGGAGCTGCGTGGAAGATGCCTGTGAACCAGTAAGGTCTTGACCGTCCTTCTTGCCACCAGGGCTAAGTCGGTCGCTTGTATTTTTATCTACTGGCTCTTTCTCGGCTACCGTAGCTTTGCTGGCAGGGTCTACGCCCTCGTCGCCAATCTGAGTTTCGGTAAGGTCTGCCATAGCCATTGCGCCACCGCCTGTAGCAATGGCAAGAAGCATCAGAATCATCTTGAAGACGAACTGATGGTTAGAAAAATAATTAATTACTTTCTTCATTTTTGTATATATTTATTTTGTATTATGGATTTGATTAACTGCGAATGTCGTCCCAGAAACTTTCTCGCTTTCTCTTGCTGGCTGGCTTGTTGCCGCCACCTGCACTAGAGAGTGTTGGTGGAATACCCTCAGACTCGGAGGAGCGAACCTTGTTCTGAATCTTCTCGTTGCGGGCTTGCATGGCTGCCTCGTCACGTGCGGAAGCGATGTCGGAATCATAGTTGTAGGCTTGCTGGAAAAGCTTCCATGTATCGGAGGAGATATTGCCTTCCTCTGCATCGGCGATAACACCCCATACTTTTCCGTAGAGGTCGTTAGCCTCATCCTCGGAGAGACCTAACTTGTCGAGAGCCTCACGTGATTTCTGCAAGTTCTTCATCAGCTGTTCGCCATGTTTCTCTTGCTCAGCAACCTTCTCTTGATACCCGGTAATCTGGTCGGCAACCTTCTTGCCCAATTCCTCGTCTTCGAGAGCAGCCTTGATGTCGATGCCCTGTGAAGCCATCCACTCGAATGGGTGCATACCTTTTCGGGTAGAGTCGAGCACCATGGCAGCGAGCCACTTGTTGTTGTCGAGCATCTTTGACAACGCCTGTCCGCTCTCCTCGTACTTGCCGAGTGCGTCGGCATCATCGTTCATAGCCGCATAACGTGCTTCCTTATCCTCAAAGTCGATGTCCTTGTGTCGCTTGGAGAAACGCTTGGAGAACGCCGTGCGATTAGGTCGCTCGTCTACAGGAGGAGCAGCCTCGGCAGACTCAGCAGGAGCAGCATTCTCTAGAGCTGCCTCTGCATTCTGTTTTTCAAGTTCTTCTTTTGTCATAATTTTTCTTTAACCGATTAAACTTTGTGGCAAAGATGCAAAGAAATCGGAATCGTGTTTCCGTGTTTCCGAGGCATATTATATTTGCTCGGAAACACGGAATAGAAAAAGGGCAATATGGCTATTTTTGCGCCTATATTTATAATAATGTGTAAAAAAATGGCAAAGACCAAAATACTGACACTTAGCAAGGTGATGCCACGGCGCAACACATACGACTCGGTGAAGGCACGAAAACGCAGACAGGAGCACGGAACGGACATGGAGCTGCTGACCCGATGCAGGAACGCTTGGAACAACCTGAGCGGCGTGCGTGAGACGAGAGCCAGAACCATGAGATACTGCACAGGCGACCAATGGAGCGACATCATCAGAGTGTACAAAGATGGCTGTTGGGAGGAAATGACAGAGCGCACTTATATGGAGAAGCGCAACATGACCCCGATGAGCAACAACATCATGGTGAGCATCTTGGAATCAATAGCAGGTCTCTATGCCAAGCAGGGCACGGAGCCAGTTTGTTTTGCGAGAGACAACGAATCAAGGCAGTTGAGCGACATGATGAGTGCCACGATGCAGTGTAACTGGCAGACCACGGAAATGCAGGACCTACTGAACCACGCCATCAAGGACTACCTACAAGGAGGACAGATGTTTGTGAGGGAGAGCTGGGAAGACAAGGAACTGGAAATGCCAGACGCTTGGACGGAGCTGATGGAACCCGACCACATGTTTTTTGAGTGTGGCAGCGACCCAAGACACAACGACCTCAGCTTGATAGGCGTGCTGCATGACGTGAGCCGAGAAGACTTGTATCAGAAATTTGCCAGAGAGGAATATGGACTTACCATCAACGACCTGAATAGTATCTTCGACATACAGGATTCTTACGAGAGCGAAGGTGGCTATGAGTTTAACGAGGAGAAATCGTTGGAGAACCTCAGCTTCGATTACAGCAACAAGGGAAAGCACTACGTGAGGGTGATTGAGGTATGGACCACAGAGACCAAGCCAAGGCTGCAATGCTTCGACCCGATAGCGACAAGTGGCAACAACGCATATTTCCGCATAGACCTAGAAGACACGGCTATGATAAACAAGCTGAGAAACGACAACATCAAGCGTGAACAGCAATATGAGGAAATGGGCGTGCCAGAGGACGAGAGAGCCTACATCAAGAGTTGGGAGGTAGCAGACAAGTACTGGTACTACACCTATATGGCACCAGACGGCACGGTGCTCTGCCAAGGGGAAACGCCATACGACTACAAGAGCCATCCCTTCACGATGAAACTATATCCGTACATCAACGGAGAGATTCACCCCTTCATGGCGAACGTGATAGACCAACAGCGGTACATCAACCGACTGATCGTGATGAACGACATGGCATTGAGAAGCAGCTTCAAGGGCTTCAAGATGATACCAAGGACCGTGCTTGGCGACAGGACACCAGAACAATTCATGCAAGAAGCCATCGAATATGACGGATGGATATTCTATTCGCCTAAGCGAACGATGCCGAACGTGAAGCCAGAGATTATCACCAGCAACGCCGTGAACATCGGCACCAACGAACTGCTGCAGATAGAGCTGAACCTGATAAGGGAGGTAACTAACGTATCGGGTGCCTTACAGGGAAAGACACCAAGCGCAGGTACATCGGCGGCAAGATATGCGCAGGAGAGTCAGAACGCCACCACCTCGCTCTTCACTATACTGAGCGACATGGAGGTGTTCACCGAGCGACTGGCTACCAAGAAATGCATGACTATACAGCAGTTCTATGAGGACGGTAGGAAAATATTTGACAAGAGCGGATTGAACGTATATAACTACGACCGACTTTCGGCTAGAGACATCCACTTCAAGATAAGCATCAAGAACGCTGCTGCCACGGCTGCATACAACACGGCACAGAATGACGAGCTGAAAGAGTTGCTCGGCATGGGAGCCATCAACCTTGTGCAGTACTTGCAGAACGTAAACGAGCCATACGCAGACAAGCTTTTGGCAAGCGTTCAGGAACAGCAGGCGCAACTGGAAGCTATGTATCAGCAACAGGCAGCACAGCAGGGCGGCGTGCAGCTTGATGAGAACGGACAGGTGCAGGGCGCAGACCAGAACGCCGTGAACCAATTCTTTAACTATAACAACGTGGCATAATGAGCGAGAAAACGATAAGCATCAATGTTTCGGACCTAAAAAAGATGGTAAAGGAACAGCTTTCATTTGTCGGAAAGCGACAGGGTGACAAGCAGGGAAACACCATATTTGCAGGTGTTACCCTATCGAGCACCGAGGAGGCTATCCTAGACAAAGCCATCCATGGAGCGGCTGAGACGTTCGCCAGCGAGCTATCACCCAAGATAACGAGCTACAACGAATCGGGTACGGAAGGCACGCTGACCTTTAGTACTTATGGGCTAAACGATGCCAAGGTAGGAGCGGTGGAAAACATCTTTACCAACTATGCCATCGCCTACATTGGGAAGGTAACGCTAGGGAAGAATTATCCAGAGCTAGCGAAGGAATTTGCCGATGAAACGGCTAGCTATCTGGAGAGTGCCATCAAGCTGGCTTACTCCATAGACGCACCATCAAAAAGCGACAAGACCCTAAAGGACATGACAGGCACGATGTATAATGATGACGGAACGCCATTCAGGGGTGTAATTTAAAACTGAAAAGAATATGATTATAAAATTCCAAATTGTGAAACAGGCTGTAGTGAACGCCGTGAAGACAGCCACCTATCTGAAAGGAAAGATAGACGAGGCATCGGACCCGAAGGCTGCAAAGCTTGCAGGGCAGGAGATAGCCACGGATGACGAGGTACACGAAAGCACCCTCACGAAAGACTTTGACACTGCGCTGGAGATATTGAAGACCTTCTTCGTGGACTATCTAGTGGCAACGCCTCAGACCGTTGGCGACAATGTAATCTACTACGGCGACAAGACGGACGGCGTGGTGGAGTTTACACTATCTGTCTCTAGACGATACAACGGAACGCTGACCGATGCGCTGGCTAGACTCTCGGCAAAATATGTAGAGGACTACATGATATTCCAGTGGTGGCTTAAAACCACCAACCTGAAACAAGCTGAGCCTTATCAGGCGGCACTCGGCGTGGATGAGCAATCCATCAGAAAGTGCTTCGTGATGAGCGGTCCGATACTGCCAACGGTGCCCTACCCAACCGAGTTGACAGCCAAGGTGAACGGCGAAGGCGTGGAGGGAGAGATAACCCTGGAGAAGGGAGAGGAAGCTACCCTATCCTACTCGCTGAACAGCGGTGCCATCGACGACATAGAGGCAAGGAGCGAGAACCCAAGCATCGTGGAGATTCACAGATGCAGGGAGCGCAGGGCTTTCACCCTTGTGCCCAAGAACACAGGGTTTTGCAAGGTGCAGCTGTGGTCCAGACACAGCGACAAGCTGAACTTTGATTGTGACGTAATCGTAACAGAGGAGGAAGGATATGACGGAATTTAACTCATTGCACCCGATGCACTTTGACCGAGAGCGAGGATGGGAACCGGTGTCCAACCCATTCTTACCTCGCCCACCTAGACCTGCGCACCGATATTTCGACAAGCACATCTTCATCTATGCCAACCAACTATGGTATGACATAGATGCAACGACAAGTCTTGTGGGAAGAAACAGACGTGGCAACCAGACGAGCCAAGAGGAAATGGTGCCAACGAGCGAGAACGACCAAGAGAGACCGATGTTCTACCGATGGTTTGACAAATACCTACAGAAAGCAGAGTCCGTTCTGTCGGCTTACGTTATGAAACCAGAGGGCAGAGTGAGAGACAACGCCTTGAAGGAATGGGAAGAGAAGGAAATATGGCTGAGGATGCCCGACTACTGGGACGATACAAGGTTAGACAGCTTGGCGTCAGCCATCCACGACTACATCATAGCTGGCGCACTCTTGGAATATTTCAAGCTGACCCTCACCAGCAAAGACCCACTGACGGTAGACAAGGCAACGGACCTAGAGGACGCTGAGCTGGAAATGATAGACTGCGCCAACGCAACCAAGGCAGGGGCTATGATACATACCCTCAAGCCATTTGGATAATGTAATAAATATAGCTTATGGAAGATTTCGAATACCAGACCGTAAGGGAACTGCAGAAGGAAAGGGCTGAAAAAGCCAAGAAAATTCTGCCTGTCAACAAGAGCGCACAGAAGGAGTTCTTGCGAGACCTCTTGGCTCGACACCAAGAACGGTTTGAGGAAAAGATGATAGAGCTGTCGGAATACGACCCCAAGACATACTGCACCATCTACGCCAACCTGATGAAGCACATGATACCAAAGCAGAGCGAGGTAAGCGTGACGCATGGGCTGGACGAGGACTTCAAGCAGTTGGCAGCCCTCAGCATGACAAAGGTGGGCGACGACAAGACGCTGGGTGTGACTACATCTCCACAAATACAAGACGTGGACTTTGAGGAACTAAACGATTTGGCGCATGGCACTGGTAACTGACAAAGAAATAGACGACCTCGTAGCCGAGAACCGAAGACGGTATGACGAGATATATGGCACCTACGACCCATGGACTGGCGAAAACTGCTACGACATGGAACATAGGGAGCTATTGGAGTTGCCAGACTTCATGACCAAGAAGATGTGGGTACCAAGGGAGTGCATGCGTACCTTATTATATAGGGGACTGAGACAGGTGGGCAGTCTGAAAGAATACATCATACAGGTGTGGGGCAAGGAGTATAACGAAAAAAGCTACTACACCAAGCAGCTCATCATGGTGCTGACCTTCGAAATCATGAAGGTGAGATTCAGGGAAGACCCCGAGTTTGCGCTGTATGCGACCGACAAGATAGAAGACAAGGTGACAGGTAACATGATACCCTTCAAGCTGAACTATCCACAGAGAAAGCTATTGAAGATATTCGAGGACCTGCGCACAAGCGGAGCAGCCATCCGAGTAGTCATATTGAAGGCTCGTCAGTGGGGAGGCTCTACCCTAACCCAGCTCTACATCAAGTGGCTGCAAGACTTTAGAAGAGACGGATGGAACGCCATCGTGCTGGCACAGCAGAAGAACACGGCGAAGAAAATCAAGGCTATGTACCGAAAGGCATTGGAGAATCAGCCCGGTTGGACGCTCGGACACAGCGGTGCCAAGCTACAATTCTCGCCTTATGAAAACTCACCAGACGATTTCCAAGTGACGGACGGCATGAGAGCCATCAGACGAAGCACGCTGACCGTGGCATCCTTCGAGAATTTCGATAGCGTGCGTGGTAGCAACTTCCACTGCGCCCACTATTCGGAGGTGGCTTACTGGAAGAAGACTCCTGAGCACGACCCTGAGGGCGTGATTTCGTCTATCTCGGGTGGTATCAGAAACCAAGAGGACAACTTGGAGGTGTTTGAGAGCACAGGCAAGGGTAACTCAGGATTCTTCTACGAGAAATGCCAACTAGCCATGGACCCGAAGAACAACGATGCTTACTCGTTCCTCTTCATCCCTTGTTTCTTCATCGAGCACGACATGGAGGATGTGAAGAACGAGAGAGCCTTTGCCAAGTGGCTCTTGCAGAACAGAGACAAGAGCACAAACCCGAAGGGCTACCGAGAGACAGGCAAGTTCTTCTGGCGAATGTGGGAGAAGGGAGCTTGCTTCCAAGCCATCGAATGGTACAGGAACTTTAGAAACAAGTTTACCACACATGCCTTCTGCGCCACCGAGGCACCAGTGGACGAGGAAGATGCCTTCCGTAACTCTGGCAACTTGGTATTCAACCCCTATTCTATTGATGATTTGCAGAAGAAATACAAGCGTGAGCCTCTGTATACTGCCGACATCATGGTGAACACGGCGGTGAAGAACGAGCAGACCATCAACAAATCGAAGATAGACATCAGAACGGACGGCATGGGCGACTTGAAGATTTGGGCGGTGCCGAACGTGCTGCAAGTGGAAAACAGATACGTGGTGAGCGTGGATATTGGTGGCAAGAGCTCAACATCGGACTATACGGTGATGACTGTGATAGACCGCTTCGGCATGATACCAACCATCAAGGGCAAGCCTAGGGTGGTGGCTAGATACAGGGGACACGTAAGACACGACAAGTTGGCGTGGATGGCGGCAGCACTGGCTCACTACTACGATGACGCACTCTTGGTGATAGAGAGCAACACTGCCGACCGAGAAAAAAACAACAACACGGAAGGCGACCACTTCGGAAGCATCCTGAACGAGATAGCGGACTACTACGAGAACCTGTATCAGCGCACCACTAGCCCAGAGGACGTGACGGACGATGTGCTGGCTAAGTATGGATTCCAGACCAACAAACTGACGAAGGGATGGGTAATCGACAACTTGGAGCAGTTTGTAGACGATATGTTATGGGACGAGCCAGACAAGGAAATGTATCATGAGCTGAGAATCTATGAGCGACACGATGATGGCAGCCTCGGAAACATCGTAGGAAACGGCAACCATGACGATGTGCTGATGAGCACTGCCATCGGCTTGTGGGTGAGCGCCAACGACATGGAGAAGCCAAGGTGGAAACAGAAGGAGAAACATAGCAGCGGTGGTGACGGCGTGCATACGGCTGCAAAAATATAACAAGACAATGGAAAGAAACGTAGAAAGAAAGACATTGAGTTTCGGCAAGGGCATGACAAACGTGCCCAGCGACCTAATGAGCGACGACTCGGAGCTGTTGGAGAGTGACGGATTCATCTATAAGGATGGAGAAATGAAGCCAATACAGAAGCCTAAGGCGGTAGATGGAATTTTCGACCTTCTATATATCCACAAGGGTGCCGACTACAGGAACTATGTGATGCTGAGGGATGCGGGCACTAGCAAGAGCCTTATCTTCAGTGGTAGCTTGGAGGACGGAAAAGTAGACCCTAACTTGTGGCAAAGCTTCGACATCACGTATAATGTGCTTGATGTGAAGAGCGTGGGAAACACCGTAGTGATAGCTACGAACGAAGGAATAGCTTATTTTCTGTACAAAGGAGGGAAATACAAGGAGCTTGGAACAGATTTGCCTAGACCAAGCTTTACGCCTTACTTGCTTGGCGGATCTGTTGGCTTAGGTGGCACTACTTCATGCGATCTAAAAGAGATTATTGATTCGTCGGAAAAATCAGCATTATACAATACAGATGGGAGTTTTGCAAAAGTTGTAGAACCTTCGGAAGATGAAGGCTTGACAAACAAAACCTCATATTATAAATATACTCCAAAAAATGATGCGGAAAAGGTCAGTACCTTTCAGACCGCGGTAAGAGGGCACGCTGCTGCTGTTATATCAAAAGCTAAAGAATTAGGGTATTTTCTGTTTCCTTTTTTTATAAGGTATGCCTTGAAGCTGTACGATGGGAGCTATGCGAGGATTTCCGCTCCTATACTATGTTACCCAACCATCAATAGAAATTGCAGGTATGTGCCTGTCTGCTACGATGAGAATATCAAAAACTTTAAAGAAACATCAGGTGATACTCGTAATTTTAACATGTATCCTTATTATGCAAAGTTAAGATTTGAAGCTAGCATAGAAGATATAGAAAACTGGAAAGACATAGTAAAGGAATTGGTGGTTTTCGCCTCAGATGAAGTGATGCCTTTTTATATAGATGAAGACTGGAAATTTTCTTCCGTTGAAGAAGTGAATGGAGAGTACTACTATAGTTTTATAAATGCGAGACAAGCTTACGCAATTGAAAATCCATTTCCTGGAGCCACAGCTATACAGAAACCAGTATTTGCCTTTGATAAGGACAGCTATCCTGCCAGAGAGGTGCTAATGCCGAAATACAAATCAGACTCAGAAATTATCAGCGAGTTAAAAAGCAAAACGCAGTTCTATAAATTATTTTCTATTGGCACGGATTCGTCATATTATCTAGGGGCAGGTGCAAAAGACGCTCCTATCCCAATACATACAATAGAAAATCTTACAACGCAGGAGCAACTAAAGGTAGATGACTACTATGGTTGGTCCAAGTTAGTATCTCAAAACATATATGTGTACAACAAAAGACTGAATATGTTTAATATCAAGAGATACCCATTTAAAGGATTCAATCTGTTTCATGATGACATACAGGCATATAATGCTAATTTCAAATTTTCATATTACGTACATATCGTTTCCGATAGCATGGATTGTTGGGTTAAGTCTGACGAAATGGATGAGCTTGTACCTGACGCAGCCAATGCGTGGTTATACTACCCTGACCCAAACGCAACGGAAATGATTGTATGGGACAGCGTAAGCAACAAAGGTATGCTTTTGGAATTACATCCACACCCGATGCTAAACGGCGCATATAGTTTTAACAAATTGCCTACAGATGACACTTTCGTTCCTTCTGACGATGTGAAAATTCCTACAGTAGACACAACTGCCCATGAAACAATGGACTCGCAGATTTTTACCTCGGTGGTGAACAATCCATTTTTGTTTGAGGCTTCGGGCGACAACACCGTGGGAACAGGAAAGATACTGGGAATCGTGGCTAATACGGAGGCTGTGAGCCAAGGACAGTTTGGACAATATCCATTGATCGTGTTCACAGACGAAGGCATATATGCCATGGGGGTGACATCGGAAGGTCTCTATGGCAGCGTATATCCTATATCAAGAGAGGTCTGCAACAACGTAGACAGCATCACGCCGACAGACAGACTGGTATACTTTACATCAGATAAAGGGCTGATGGCTATATCTGGAGGAACGGCGGCGACCGTGAGCAGGGTGATGAACGGAAGGACCCCAAGGAACTTTGCCGAGAAACAGCATGAGGGATTCCTGAACTTCTTAAAATCTTGCATCATCGCTTACGACTATCGTGACTCCATGCTGAGGATATTCAAGAAGAGCAATGGATTTGACAAAGACGGCGAGATTGACGAGAAAGAGAAGGACTACTATATCTACAATATAGCAGACGGTACTTTCGGGATGAGCACGATAGGCGTCCCCATCAAGTCGGTGACGAACGACTATCCAGACAACGTGATACAGGACATCGCCCTTGGTATCTATACGCTGACAGGAAAGCCAGACATCAACGATGACGAGGAGAAATATAGCGGACATATCACGACAAGACCGCTGAAACTGGGCGGTAGCATGACGTTGAAAAGCCTGAGAGCCATCAAGAACTTGGCGGATACGGATGAGGGAAAGCTGAGTCTGGAAATATGGGGAAGCAACGACTGTAAGCACTGGTGTCAGTTGCATTCTTTGGGGGGCAAACCTTGGAAATACTTTACCTTCAAATATACATTGAAGGATTTCAAGGCTGTGGACTCGTTTGCTGGCAGCATCGTTGAGGTACAATCGAGAAGAGAAGACAAGATGAGATAAATACTTTATATTCTTTTCATAAGCTAAGTTGATAACATAAAGAAGGCGGCTACTCGTGATGAGCAGTCGCCTTCAAAACATAGTAACTAACTAAAACCTTAAAACTTATGAAACATATTAAGAAGAAATCCTACAAAATATCCTATTATGAAAGCATATAGATGAAGCAAACCATTGACATTCGGAATCAGCATCGTGATGAGAATGAACGGCATCGCCTTCTTGGAGACTTCAAGCCATCTCCCTGTCTTGCCCCACATGATACCGAAGACGGCGAAAAGGAATCCTGAGAGTCCCATCGTGGAATCGCCTACGTACATCGGTAGGAAACTGGCTGCTACGGCTACAATGAAAGCCAAGAGCGCAGACATCTTATTTCTGATGCCCCAAAGTGCCATCAGATTGACGGCAAGATGAAAAACGTTCGCATGACAGAAACTGTATGCTATATGATTCCACCATGGGCACCCAGCATAAAAACCAACATGGAGGAAATATCCTGCAAGGCAAGCAATGCTAATGGATAGCTTTGGCTTCCAGTTTCTGCTTGCGCAGTTCCATATCCCTGTATTCCTTTCCATATCGCTTGCAATTAGAAAATATATCCTCTACGGTCCTCGGTGACAAAAAGAATTCTGGCGCAGGCTCGCCAACCAAGAAGGTGCAGATGAAGTAAAGCGACTTGCCGATGAACTCCTTGCGCTGAGACAACTCCTGAAGCCGATTGAACAACGAATAGTACATTCTCCTTCTGGGAGGTGACATCACATCGACCGTGGAGGTATCGCCCATCACCATCTTGCGCAGTTTCTCGAAAGCTTGTTTTGGGCTGACGTAGTATCTGGGCGCAGGATGTGCAGAGACTTTAATCCACGCCTCTCTCTGGGAATGGCATCGGGGCGCAACGTCACGATATGCCATCATCAAATCCTCTCGCTGCCGAGCACTCAAGTCAAAATTGGTTTTCGTCATAAGATAGCCTTTAAAACATGCTGCAAATATACTATTAATTTAGAAATAGTCCAAATAAAATAGTATTCTTTAACTTTTTGCCACAAAAGATTGCGTGTTTGTAAGATTTTTATTAGCTTTGCAACAGTTTAACAAACAAGAACTTGCTTTTCTAAGAAATTAGTAATTAAATCAACATACGAAAAATCAAATTAAAAGATTATGAGAAGAAGAAGACAAGAAGACCCTCTCACCGAAGAGGAGCGGCAAGACGTGAAGCACGAATTGCTGCGCAGGAAGATTTATCATTTTTACGAGCATCTATCAAGGTGGGCACCCCTGCTGTTGATGCTGTGGCACTGGTATGGCGTGATGGACTACAGTAGACATCCACGACCGACCATCCTAGACACCGAGGACAACGGGAGCTGCATCATCTGGATGTATACGCTATGCTATGTGTACATGCCATTCGCCATGATACCTGTGAGCTATTTCTTTCACTGGTGCTGGATATTCAGAATACCCTTCTACTATTTCATCGGGATCAGCGTGATAAGGTTTGGCTACCAACACTGGCTGATAACCCCGGAGCAACTAACCATGCACTATATACTAATAATATTAACTATAACAACTTACGCTTATGGACTCACAAGCATTGCTATCAAAGGCAAGAAATGCTGTCAGGATGCTGGAAAATGACGAATGCGGACTAGACGGCATACAGAGAGAGGCAGCCATGAGGTGCCTAGACTATTACATGAACGGCAACAGCCACTTTACGGAGTTGTCTGCCAGAGGCTGCATCGCCCAGATGTATTACTACGAGGGTGACACGAAGAAGGTGTTTGCCCCCTACTTCGACTACAAGGAGATAAGAGACGAGTATGAGAAGGTGAAGGACATGATACCCGACTACAATATGTGGGACTACGCCGTGACGATGAACCTAGCCTACTCGAACCATTGGGAGGTGGTGAGGAAATGGACGAAAAGCAAAGAGAAGCTTACGGAGAGGATGAGCGAGCTGGCTGTAAGTTTTCTTTGCGACGAGGACACAGCCCACCCTTGCGATAAAATTTTCTGGTACATGAACAGTTAGACGGAAATACGGAAGAACGTATCGAAAACACGCCTATCTTTGTCGGCATTAATCAAACATCAATGGTATATGACAGAGATAATTCATACTTTCCTACAGGAGCATCTATATAGAGCTGCGCTAATCATCGCACTCTGCATGGGTGCTCTTGTTGTATCTATGGCAGTAGACTTATTCTTCGGCATAAAAAAGGCGAAGGAGAACGGCGAGGCTACGACCAGCAGAGGATTTAAGAAGACTTGCGACAAGGCAAGAAAGTATTTCTCACCCTTCATGGTGGCTGTGTGCATCGATTTGATAGCCTGCACGGTGCTTCCGTTCCCTGTGTTCTCGATGATATGGGCAGGATATTGCGTGTTCTGCGAATTTGTGAGCGTGAGGGAGAAATCTTGGCAAAAGGCTGAGATAAGGAAACAAGAGCGTACGGTATCGATACTCCTAGAGAACAAAGACGATTTGGCGAAAGCCATGTTCGAGATAATGAAACAAGCGAAGGAGGAGGAAAAGGCATGAAGGTGACGAGAGAACAGATGCTAGCCATCATCGGTGATGGGCAGCGAACTGATTACTTCCTGCACTACATCAATGCCTGGGCTACTACATTCGGCATCAACACACCGCTTAGGATGGCGCATTTTCTGGCGCAAGTGTGCCATGAGACCAATGGATTTAAGCTGCTGCGAGAGGTAGGAAAACCTTGCTACTTCAACAAATACGAGCAAGGAAAGCTTGCCAAGATGCTCGGTAATACACAGAAGGGGGACGGAACCAAGTATAAGGGCAGAGGGTTGTTGATGCTGACCGGTAGAGCGAACTATGAGGCTTATCAGAACTCAGGCTATTGCACTGGCGACATCATGACTAATCCAGAATGGCTAGAGAAGCCTCTGGGGGCAGTGAAGAGTGGCATGTGGTATTGGTGGAAGAAGGGGCTGAACGCTCTCGCCGACAAGGACAACATCCTAGGTGTTACCAAGAAGATAAACGGCGGTACCAATGGGCTTGACAGCAGAAAGAAATGGCTTGTGAAATGTAAAAAGGCTTTGGACGTATGAAATGGTATGACATTAGAGTTTGGAAATGGTTGTGCATCGGACTGGTCGTAGGACTAGTGCTGCTAGCGTTGGCAGGATGCAAAAGCAAGGAGTATATCATGGTGCCCGAATATCATACGGAGTATGTTTGCAGGACCGACACTTTCCATAAACTGGATAGTGTTATCCTGAAAGATTCGGTGTATGTGTATCAGAAAGGCGATACGGTATATTATAACAAGGTGGCGTATCGGGACAGATGGCACAATATATATAAGGTGAAGACTGTCACTTTCATCAAAAGAGATTCGGTATCGGTGCCCTACCCTGTGACTAGGGAACTTACCAAGAACGAACAGAGACTGATGACGCTCGGAAGATTGTTTGTCGGATTTTTGTTCTTGGTGGTGATAGCGATGGGTGCAGGTATCTGGTGGTATCACAATAAGAAGTGCTAGCTTATGGCAGAGATTTCTAAGGAGCTGGAGGCGATTGATTCTCTTCTGATGGAGTTTCACGACCGCATTCAGAGCGGAAGATGCTTCTCTACGAAGCTTCAAAACCAGCAGATGCTATCGTTTCTCCACATGATCGCCAACAAGGATGAGGGAATGAGTTTTGCCGAGGCTTGCTCTTATACTAGGATTCCTTCTTCCACTTTCAGAAGGTTGGTAAAGGAAGGAAAACTGCCTGAGGGCAAAAAGCGCAAGGGCTTTACGGAAAAATTCTGGTATGCAAAAGATTTGGATGAATACATTGATAAGTTGTAAGATAGATTTTTCTTGTTATTTTATTCATGATTATTAGGTTGTTAGTTGAAATGTTTTAAAACAGAAAATCCCCACTCGGCTGTGATAGCTGGGTGGGGATTGTGATTATTATTCATTCAATTATTTGAATTTAAACCAATAATAAACCCTAAACAAAAAATGCTTATCGCCTTGGTGATGCGATGGTCTCTAATGTAATTGGCATCATCAACCCAATTTTATTGAGCATTGCATTATCAATGCGCTTATCTACCCAATAGTCATTACCACTGCTCATTATCTTCTTTGCCAGTCTAATCTTCATAAGCCACGTTCAAATCCTATGTTAATAAAATATTCATTTATCTCTTTTTCGGAATCAAATAGTCTTGGGTTGCCAAATCTATCTTTTATTGTCCTGTATTTTTGCCACCAATGGAATTTGTATCTTACTACATATTGAACTTTATCCGTAAAGGATGGCAATATTGCTCCATTAAAGACACGTGGTGTTCTAATTTGTTTTATTCTAACCTTCATTTCTTCACCTCCTTATCGAACTTTGAACATTGAACAATTGAGATACAATCTACTTTGTTAAGTTCTGCTTTGCTATAGTCACTCACAATGTAGAAGCATCCTTTTTCGAAAGTAACAGCACCAATAAATCTTCCAAAGTAATGGTTAACCAATAACTCATCGTTTTCCCACACTTCTTTGCCGTTCTTGTCTCTAAGCCCTGTGTACTGGCAGACGGTTGTAGGGTCAACCTCAATTATGGAATACTTTCCTTCAATGGCAACACATCCACTTGTAAGATGTTTCAAGTCACCTTCCAACCATTCTCCATTGTCAACTCTCTTAGCTTTGAATTTAATATCTTCCAACTTCATATCTTATTTCTAAATTTAATTAAAAGAACCCCAATAATTATTAGCTCTATAATTAATATGGGTAAAGCATAAACATCGCCAAAGTACTCACCTACAGTACTTGGAGTTAAAAGTGATGTTAATACTATCGCTGATGCAATAAATACCCAACCTGTTTCTTTCATATCACTCTTCTTCAAGCTCAACACATTCATCACTCCAGCTTAGCTATCTACCTATAAGCTTCTTGATTGAACCTTTTGGAAGTTCCAAGTAATCAGAGTCTCTATCCTCATAATCATGAGGTATTGGTTTCCAGTACCCCATGGCACTTCTAAGAGGCTTCTTCTCATAGATGTATTCATCACCATTTTTATCTACTGCTATCCATGCCATACTCAACCCTCGCTTTCTTCTTTAACACCGAAGACTGAACCATCATAGAAGGTGAACTCATCTAAGGCTTTATTATAAGCATGTATTTTTGTGGTTGTACCAACATAAATATTTTCTATATCACAGCTTCCAATACAATATATTACTTTGCTTACTTTTTGTTTTAACCATCCCACAGGTTGGTGCTTCAACATCTCTTGCATACACTCCTCTGCGTTGGCAAAAGGACGGTACTTAGGTGAGGGCTTGATGCGGTATTCATATTCATCTGTATTAATGTCGTGATTAACATCTTCTGCTACATCATACCAAGTATTACCTCTATTAGGACTATACTGAATTACTTTACCTTCTGCATAGGCTTGTATGATTGGCATTATAGCCTTTGTTTCTTGTCTTGTCATTGTTCGTTCTCTTTAATGATGTTTTTGATTTTTTCAAGCAAAGTTCCTTGTGCTTTTAATTCCACAATAGGTTTATTCTTAACAGAAATAATCATTGTATCTGTCTTATTCTCGATACAGAACTGTTCTAGTTTCCATTGAATCAAACCATATATTTCTGCATCTGTAATTCTTCGCCTATCTTCTAGCATTAAATTAGGATTTTTCTTTGATACCTTTGCTATATAAGCATCAAATAATGCTGTACATATCTTATAGTCTTTTGCTGCCATATCTCTTTCTATTTACCCTCTCCTTGATGATTCCCTACATCAAATCACAATTCCCTGCTGTCACCAAGGAGAGGTGGTTAGTTAATCATTCTTGATACATCTGTTCTCGAACTTCTTGTAAGCATCAAGATAGAACTCATCCTTAACCTTGTTGTATGTAACCTCATAGTACATACCATCAGGAAGTGTTGTTGATAGAAGCCACTTAGCATTACCCAAGATGTAGCACTGCCATACTACAAACACATTAAACACTTGCTTAGGGTCACTCTTATCCAAGTGCTCCTCAGCGTACTTTCTTACAAATTCAATTACTTTTTTATTCATATTATTACTTATTTATACCTCAAAGAGGTGGTTAGTTAATCTGTTACTCCGTATGCTTTAGG